ACCTTGTTCTGGATCATAAGTATTGTAGTAATTTTCTGATGTTGTAACTTGAACATTAACATATGTTCCAGTATTTGCACATGCATTTTTTGGTGCAGCAGCATTATCTGTTGTAGTATTTGCGGCACGAACAAGATTCAATGCGTTAGTATACGACAGAAAATTTGCAGCAGTGAAAAATGATTCAAAATTATTATCGTCTGGTTTTTGAAATTGACTTACCAGATCATCTTCGTCTGTTACCAGAGTAACTTCTTCGATTGGCCCCCAGCGGAATCTTCCAGCAAAACCGCCCGTTGAAGTTCCTGCCGCAACGACAACATTAGTTAGATCAATCTCTGAGGTATTTACGCCTGGACTTACTTGAAAGGCCATCTTTTAATCTCCGTTGAATTTTGTGAGTTGTTTTTCGTAACAATTAGATTACTCTACAGAATATTTATAAATAACAGTAATTGATGAATAATATTTAGTGTACGGTAAATATGAAGTTTCCTCAAAAAGCAATAAATCGTTTCAATGCAAAAGTAAACATAGCCAACGAATGTCACATTTGGAACGCAGCGAGACAAAAACAAGGGTATGGAATGTTTTCTGTTTTTGGAAAATCCATGCCTGCTCATCGTTTTGCATACCTATTGCACAATGGAACTATTGCAGAAAACATGGTTGTTCATCAAACCTGTGAAAACAATGGTTGTGTCAATCCAGAGCATCTTGAACTTCAAACCAAAAGTCAAAACAAAAAAAGTTATACTTCTGTGCGTGTTAGTAGAGAAATGATAGAAAAAGAGAGTGTTAAATTTCTATATCGACTCCGTAATATAAGACCAGAATTAGAAAATGAAATAGATGCTCTTCTTGCATTATTAGTCACTGAAAGAACGGAAGAAGAAGATGATTTTGGATTTAAATCTGAAACTAAAAAAAATGGATATATTTAAAAATATTCAAATTGATTTTTATCCCCGGCCGGTTTCCAAGCACTATCATCGCCAGGAATTACATATTCATCTGGATCGTTTCCATCATTAATAATTCCAAAAGGAACTAATTCTTCCTCTATTATTTTCATTTGTTCTGCAAACATTTTTTCACGAATATCTTGATCAGTCATTTCTCTAAAATATCGTTGTTGTACTAACCAAGAAAAAAGTACACAAGTCATTACCAAATCATCGTGGCACCCCTCATCCGCTTCCCATGAAGTACTCTTTCCAATAAATGTTGTTAATTCACTGATTGTATCAAAATCATCAATTAATAAGTTATTTCTTTCAATAAGATCTTTGAGTGTCGCACATCCAATTCTTTTGACTTGTTTAGTAGTCCGAATTCCCATTGATACGTTTTTTGCAAAACCACCCCCAATTTGTTGTCCATTTCTTCCATGCATTGTAATCATCATCATGTTTTCATATTCAAGATCGTGATAGAGAATATCAGCCACTTGTTGTCCAATGTCATTCACTTCTACAAGAACAAATGCATCATTATACTTCTGTGCAGTTGTGAAAATTATATTTGGATACAACATTGCAGAAATATCATTTTTTCGATATTTCGCAACTTGACGGTATGGTTGTTTTGTAACATCAAATACTGAAAATGCAGAATAATCTAAACCAACTCCTCTAGCCACATCGCATATCATTACATAAGTGTGATTGGTAATTGGTTCTTGATATACATCCAATCCTTCATGTGCATAAACTGGATGTTTGAACGGCATCGACATAAGTTTTTCAGTTGAGATAAGAGTATTAGAACTCCCCAAGAACGAGCATTCAAATTCCTGTTGAAATTGTCGTTCAGAAGTATTCCGAATCGTATCAGCCTTCCATTTTTCATCACGATCTGGAACCTGTGACCAATGTACTGAAATAGGAGTATAATCATTATTTCCTTCTTCTGCATCTGTCCACAACTTGTAAAACATATTCATTCCGTTTGGTGTAGAAACGATGAATACTTTTGTAGTCTTACCAGAAGAAATAGTAGGATATACTGAACTGAAAAATTCTTCAGAAATATTTTGAGGAACAAACGCAAATTCGTCTAAGAAAATGATATTGAACGAACCACCTCGAATTGCAGATCCAGAAGTAGAACTAGCAAGAATTTTCGAGCCATTTTCTAGTTCAATGTTTCCTTTATTCCAAATCAAAACTCCTTGTTGCAACCATTTTGGCATATGTTCGTATGCAAGTTGTAGTCTACCAAGAAGTTCCATTGCAGTTGCTTTTTTGTTTGCAAGGACTGCAACTGAAACATTCTCGTTAAAAATAATATAATGAAGAAGGTATGCAAGAATTGTAGTTGATTTACCAGATTGTCTGGCCATTTTACAAATCACAAATCGATCATTGTGAAATTTGTTAATCATGTCCTCTTGATAATCACGAACATTAAATTCAATTAATCCCTCATCAACCGAAACAATTTTTATATGTTGATTGACAAAATGAAGAGGATCTTGTTGACAACGAATAAATTCACCAACCTGTTCTTCCGTCCAATCTTGATGAACGTATGCAGATTTTAAAAGAGGATTTCCTAAGTAAGTTCCGTGTTCTGGCATATTTTAACCCGATACTGGTAAATATCTAATCATAATTGATTCTCCTCCTCCAAGAGCTTCACCAAAAGTTAAAGTTGTTGATGATATCGTATAATCATTGGTTGGTTCTAAACACACACCATTTAAAAACACTAAAACATCATTAATACCATATGTAGTTGACGAATTTACTTTTTTGAGAGTGATTTCTGTTTGAGCAGCAGTTCCACTTGCAATTGTTGGTGCAGTTCCTATTGTATTACTGTTAGTAGAAACTGTATAATCTATATTGAGTTTTGCATTAGTCACATTAGCATCAACAATACTTGCAGTTACAACAGCATTCGATGCAAGTTCATCTGCACCAACTGCATCATCTGCAAGCATAGAATTTTCAACTGCTCCTGCTTGAATTGTTGCAGCACCAGTTACATTTCCCGAACCAGTAAAAGATGCAGAAGTCCAAACCACATCTCCTGTCATTCCTATTGTTCTACCAGTTGCAAGTGCAGTTGCAGTAGCTGCATTTCCAGATGTATCTTGATTTCCCGATGTATTCACTCCAGGCAAATTAATGTTTGCAGATCCATCAAAAGATACTCCCCCCAATGTTCTTGCATTTGCGAGTGTGGTTGCGGTATCTGCATTTCCTGTAACATCTCCTGTTACTGCACCTTCAAGATTTGCAACAATAGTTCCTTTCGTTCCAGATACAACTTCTGAACTAATAGTTGCATCGGGCACAAAAGTTAATTTTCCTGCCGAATCATCGTATCCAAGAAATGCAGTTTTTGCAGCCGATCCTGTATGATACTGAAGTGCAAGACCAACATCCTTATTTGTATCCGAACTCAATGCACCACCACCAGTTGCAGTTTGAAGAGTCATAATTGGATCAACAACCGTAGTGACTGTACTGTTTACTGTTGTCGTTGTTCCACTTATTGTAAAATCACCAGATACTAAAAGATCTTGAGATATAGTTACATTTCCATTTGATGCAATTGCAATTGCATCTGAATCACTCGTATGTCCAATATTTGTTCCATTAATAATAATATCATCAACGGTAAGTGTAGTTAATGTACCAAGAGAAGTAACATTTCCTTGTGCGGCCGTGGAAAGAGTTCCAGCAATCGTTCCTGTTCCACTATAAATTACTCCTTTGGAATTGACTACTGTTCCTGCCGAAGATCCATCAAGAAGATTGAGTTCGGCTGCAGTTGAAGTAATATTCGTTCCGCCAATATCAAGTGTCGTTGCTTGAAGTTCTCCTGCAACTGTCACTTTTCCATCTGCGACTGTTATGAGATCAGTATCATCGGTATGACCAATGGTTGTACCATTAATCAAAACATGATCTATATCAAGAGATCCACCAGAAATTAATCCAGTAGTTGTAATAGTAGAAGAACCAGTATCAATTGTTCCGAATCCAGAAGTGATTGAACCAGAATCCAACGCCCCTACAG